GTCGCTTTCGCCGGTGGCGTTCATGCCGGCCGGCGACTGGCCGAGAAGTCTGGTAGCCGGAATGTCCGCGGCGCCGGAGACGATCTGCAGGAACGACATCAGGACTTCTGGCAGCGTGGCGAAGCTCGCCGTCTTCTGCTCGTATTCCTCTTCTTTGTCGAGCAACAGGTCGCCGTTGATGCCCTTCGCCGTGGCCGCGAGCGTATAGCGCTCGAGGATCTTGGCGCGGTACTCTGCGTTGCCGAGGTTCTGCATGAAGTCCGGAATGCGGATCACGTTGACCTTGGCCTCGAAAACAAGGCTGGCAATGTTGGCCGCGGTACCGTCGGCCTGCTTAATTGCATCGACCACCGACAAGAGGACGCTGTCGCCCCAACCGGCATAGGTCGTCGTCACGATGTCCTCGTCCGGCTGCTGGCTGCCGTTGAAGATGACCAGGCGCGACGGATGTATTTCGATTTGCGCGCCATCGGCCGACTTCAGCTGATAGACCTTCGGCTTGCCATACCACTCCGACGCCGGATCTCTTTCGATCTTGCCGGCGGTGAGGTGGCGGCGGGTCATGACCGTGAGGTATTTCAGGCCGCCCTTCGTGATGCGCTCGACGTCGAGCGGCGCCGTCAGGTCCTTGTCGCCGGTACCGATGAAGAGAGCAGCGCCGCCCCAGAGTCGCGCTTTGATGCGGGTCTCCAGCAGCTTGCCCATAACGTTCAGCCGCTTCTCTTCGGCCTCGATCGCTTCGATCTGCGGCTTCTTCGCCTGCCAATCGCGCCACGCACGGATGCTGTCGAACGCCGGGATGTCTACGATCTTCTTCGGGAGCCACGCGCCGCGGTAGGCGTTGAGCAGTTCCTCGTCGGTGAGCATTGGCATCGAATAGACGTTAGCCGCTGCCTTGTCCCGGCTGGTACCCAGGCTGGCGACCATGTTTGTCAGGCTGTCGCGGACGAACGCGATAATGTTGGCCATGTCCGCTCCTAAACGTTTGTCAGCGTGAAGGACGAACCTCCAAGCATCAACTCGGTGAGAGCCCAGACCAGGGCGTCGGCCCGGTCAGGTGAACCCTCTCCGAGGTATCCAGATGGCGTGAAATTGCACATCTGGTCTTCAAGGTCGGGGAAGTCTCCGACGTGATGAACCTTGCCCTGCTCATACAGCGCGCTGATAGGCTCTGCTCGCACCGCTTTGCCTCGGCTGGCGACAACTTCCTTGAAGGGCGCGGTCTTGTCAGCCGTCGAGACGGTGAAGCGCACCATGTCGCCGCCAAAGTTCCGTTCCCCAATGATCCGGTGCGCCTGGTGGCGATGGTAGAGGTCGGCCGCTCGCCTGCCCCATCCTTCTGGCGACAACTGGCAGGTGCCATCCTCAAGAATGTAGCCATGCCCATCGATGCCGAGGCCGGCGACGACGATACCGATATCGTCACCCGCGCCATCGCCTCTCGTACCGGAGGGGTCGACGGAAACGACGATGCGCCGCATTTCAGGAGCGCTGGCGACACGCAGGCTGTCTATTCCCGGCATCAGCTTCCCGTCGGGCGCCTTGCGATCCTCAAGAGCCCACAGAGCGCCGCTGACTTCGCTGGCCCATTCTCCGGCCTCAAACCGCAACCTCTTCGCCGCGGACATCGAGGCCAGAACCTCGAAATACTCAGGCGGCAGGTTCTCCGAGTTGTCGGCAGGATTCACCTGCATCTCGGCATAGTCTTCCGGCTTGGCCAGCTTCTCCTTCGTGCCCGGCTTCATCTTCGCCCGGAACATCTGAAAGCTCCAATGGAGCTTAGACGGCGGGTTGCAGTCGAAGTAGGCCTTGAGGGCTAGGTACCTTCTGCCTGTCGCGGCGGCGATCGCTGGAGCGAGTTCGCACTTCTGCGCCAAGCGAGACATCGCCATTTCGACGGATGCCCAAGGGATTTGGCTGCTCTCGTTGAAGTAGAGAGTGGCGTATTCCTGCCCCAGGATCTTCTCGACCCGCTCCTTATCATCGAGGCCGGCTATCCAGATCTGTGATCCGTTCGGCAGCGCGACATAGAAGTCGGTCTTGTCAAACCTCACCCGAACCGACGGGAAGCAGAGGGCCAGAACTTTGGGCAGCGTATCGGACCAGACCGATGTCTTCGCGTGGTTGAACCGAAACCTGAATATGACGTGCCGCGAACCCGGAGCGTTTATCGCTCGCTGGATCAGCGCCCGACAAAGAACGAACGTCTTTCCGGAACGAGACCCGCCGCGGAGCATGATGTTGCGCGCCGGGCCGGCAAGGAGGCGATTAGCCTCTCGCTGTTTCTCCGTTAATCGAGCTACCTGCATGCGTCACAGTTCGGCATCCTCTGGCAAGACATTGAGGCTCATGCTCCCAGAGTGCTCGACACGCTCGATGAACATACCGAGGTGCTTGGCGAGCTTCTCCAAGGCGCTGTTCTTGTCCCAGACCTTAATCTTGTGGACGTGCTCGACCTCACCGTCGCCGGTGTTGCGGATCACCACTTCGACCGAAGCGACTGCTGCGGCTGTGTCATCATCCCACTCTTCGGGTCGAAGCAGCCTGCCGTTCGCATCGAACACGCGGCGAAGATCGGAGAAGCCGATACGAGACAGCTCTTTCAGAACACGTTCAACGGTCGCTTCCGCCTTGAGAGCGCCCTTACCCTGGATTTCGGCTACGCGCTCTTGAATGCTTTCATTTGCATTCAAACGTGCTGCATTTCCTCTGTTGGCTTTGAAGCCGGCGACGACATACGCCTCATCGACTGTATTGCCTTTCGCGCGGGCCTGCGCGAACTTCTCGTGCCGTGCGTTTTTCAGGATGGGCATGAGCTAACCTTGAGGCGACAATGTATTTCCACGTGAGCGAAGAAGACTGGCAGGCTGGTGACGTAATCCAGCCAGGAAAATTCGGCAGAAGCATCATCGAGACCTCTCAACCCTCGATAAAAGTGAACGTGGCCGGCGCACAGATATCCCCACTGGTCCGCAACTTAATGTGGGAATCCGCTCTAGAGGCGAGCAGGATCGCTTGGGTGCCAGACGCCCCCAGCCGAGGGTCCGTCGTTTTCCTCAACGAGACTTTGGCGCTTGCCCAACGTTTCCGCGACAGGTTCAATCAAAACCATAGGATCTTCCGCGTCGCTCCTGTCGATGACAACGCCAACCGGCACCGAGGCGACGTCGCAATCTTTGAAGACGTTCCCGAACCGCTTTTCACCCGCCTGGCGGAGCGCTGTCGTCTGTATTGGGTTAACCCAGATCCACAGTTCCCTGAGATACTATGGGAAGGCGCCGTCCGGGTTGAGGCCGACGTCGAGTGATTGACGTCCCCACCTCTACCCTTACCGGAGGCCGGTGGCCCTCGAGCATGCGCCACTGTTTAGACGGATTCTTTTTGAACGCTAGAGACCATGGACAAAGCAGTCGAACGGATCGCGATCGCAGTGATCATCGCCTCTGCCTGCACGCTGGCGTGGCTGGTGTTTGCGTTCAGCTGAGCGAGGAAAAGATCAGCAGCCACTGGTATGTCGATCTCCGGACCACCTGATCAAGCCGGTAGCCGTTGGCCGCCCACTCGTTGATGAGCGCTTCCATGCCCGGCAGACCCCCGGGGCCTGAATCGTATTCGACGACGCGATAGGACATGGTGACCTCTTTGTGGGGAGTAGCCCGCCCGTACACTTCGGCGAGCGGCAGCGGGACTTTTTTATATGGGAGGGCGTGAGCTAAGCGATGCCTTTTAGCACGTATACCGTGCGCCACTCGCGCTGTCACCATCAACTATGACAGGCCCCGGTGAGGGAACTTCACCGGTGTTGCCTTGCTTTGCTCGCATTCATAGATCGTGTTGGGGGATGGATAAAGCAGGCATCGCATTTATGGCACTAATACTCGTCCTCATCTTTCTCGTGATGAGCATCCTGGCAGTCGATCGAACATCGATAGAGGGGCACCCGAATACGCAGGCGCTGGTTCCTACCAGCTACCCCTGATTCGTTGCGGCGACAGGGTTCGACTTGCGGCTCTCCAGCTTATGAAGCTGACGAGTTACCGGGCTGCTCTACGCCGACATTGCGGCTGAAGATCAGCACCCACCGGTAGGTGGTCTTGTAGACGGCCTGGAATAGCTCGTAGCCCTTCGCGCGCCACTCGTTGGCGACACGATCGAGGTCGTCTTCTTCGCCTTCCACTTCCACAAAGCGGTAGTGCATCAGCGGTCTCCTCACGCGAAAACCCGCCCCTGCGAACAGAGACGGGCTGGCAATGTCAGAACGGAAGGCGGCTAACGGCCTGCCATCCGTGATTCAGCGGGCCGGAAGTTGTCCGATTTCCTCGCGCTCCGGTGCGGCGATCACCCTGTCAGCCTTCTCCTGGGCTTGCGCCGAAGGCTGGTTGCAACAACTATCAAAAACAGTCTTTGCGCGCTCGGTGGCTGCGGCTCTTTCTGCACCGCTCAGTTCGTTGTATGGCTCCGTCTCGAAAGAGAATTTGCCGGAATCGAATGCCTCCCCTTTGGATTGTTGGGCGACCATGGACCACATGGCCGATGTAGTCATGTCTTTTTGCCCGTAGGCGCTGAGGCCGGTCAGCAAGGCGGCAAGCTGGGCGCCTCTCAGATTTCCCTGTTCAGTCAGATGCACCGCTTCGTTCAGCCAATCCTTGTAAACGGCGGGATCGACGTCGAAGGCCTTGTCGGCCAACTTGGCTTCGGCCCGGGCGGCATCTACGGCGCGGAAATCCTCGAACAAGACAATGCCCTTGGCATTGACATCCCCCGCGGCCGCGGCTTCGCGCATCAAATCGCCGGAATTGCGGATGTCTTCCGCGGTGACACCGCTGCACTGCACCTCCATCGTGCGAATCTTGAAAGCGGTGGCGGCGACAAGATCTTCGAAGTTCCTGTCGCCGCTTTTTTTCAGTTTTGCGGCATCGGCCAGATCCTGGTCGTGATGGCTCTTAGATTCGAAATAGTCGGCGCATACCCGCGCCAGAATCGCTGCGCCGTAGGCGGGATGCCCTCCGTAATCCTTGGCCTGCAATGCATATTGCGCCGGATCCAACAGATCAAATCGAACGGGAGCTTGAGGGTCGGCAGCCAACTCCTCATTGTTCGACATGAGGATTTGATCCGGGATCGCAGGAGATTGCTGCTGGGAAATCTGTGGCAACACCTCGGCCGTTGCTGCAATTCCATCCGACTGGACCGCCAAAGCTGTAAGCGATACGAGAAGGACGCGCAGCAATTTCTTTTTGCCTGTGGCCTTTGAGTCGTAGATTGGCATTTTTTTTCCTTGGATTTTGACGCCAGCCCACTGCTTTCAATGGGCCGGCCGAAGATTCGAACGGGCAAATTCAATTCAAGATTTCACGTCGGCAGCCAGTTCCTTGGCGTAGGCGGACATATCCCTGCCGTCATCGTTGAAGGTAACCAGCTTCTTCTCAGCGGCCGCTTGCGCACGGGCCCTGCTATCCCAGAGTTCGTCGCAGAGTGTGGACTGCGTGCGGGTCGAGCAGCCGATTCTGCGCCATTCGCTCGACCAATACGCCGCATCGTTCAAGGCGCGCGCGATATCGCGGTAATTCTTCTCCATGGCCGTAAATGCGTTATTTACTTTTGTCTTGTCGTCGACGATTTCGTCGTAGTTCGGCTTATCGGTCCTTTTCGCCTTGTCGATGGCATTGTGCGCAGCAGACATTTCGGAATCGGTCTTTTTGAGAATTGCCTGCGTCGCCCATCCGCAGGCGCTGGCGGCGGCGGCCACGCTCCCGGACTTGACGATTGCCTTGATGTGCGACGCAGCTCCAGGCCCGTCGGCCGGCTTCCACGCGGCTACAAAGCCGGCGGCGATAGAGCCGCAAAGACTGGTGAACGCAACCTTGGTCAAGGCGCCGTCGCTCGCTCCGGTTGCCACGGTAATGAGCACATTGGTCGCGCCAACCGCGCCCCAGCCAGCCCAGCCGCGCCAATCGAAAGTTTCCTTGATCAGATTTGCCGTGGTCCAAAAATTGCTCAGGATCTGGTGATTGTCCGGCGTGACAGCATGCGCCGACCCTGCCAGCAAGCTGCCCGACAATAGCCAGGCACAGGCGATTTTTGAAAGCTTCCTCGGTGATTTTTGCTTATTCATGTTTTTATGTCGCGCTTCGTTTTGAGTCGGCGAATTAACCGAAAAGTTCATGGTGGGTTGGCGGATGTGGTGCCCTTGCCGGGCATACTCGTAGGCTAAATCGTATTCCACGACGCGGTAGCACATGGTGACCTGTTTCTGTGCGAGTAGCACCGTTCGGTTCGCTTCTTCGAGGGGTGCCGGGACTAGTTACATGGGAGGCGGCTGGCTGAGTGCTGCCTTCCAATCGCCTTGTACAATGCGCCACTCGGGCTGGCCACCTTGGCTGCAGGCTTTTATCCAACATTACTGTTATTTCATGTGAGGCAGCAGGCCCGGTAATTGAACCCGGTCTTTCGTGGTTAGCCACGCGGTTTACCAGTTGCCCTGCCTGCGACGGTGCGAGAGTATTGGAATAAAGAAAAGCGATGATTATGATTGCGTGACGGTCGCCTAAGCAGTGAGAGCCGTTTGAGGGAGCGCATCGGTGGAAAACTCCAGCGCGGACGCCGCTAGCCGTGTAAGAGCAATAATCATCGAGCAGTTGGGCATCAACCCTGCCCGGGTTGTGGACGACGCATCCATCGTAGATGACCTCGGCGCCGACTATCTCGAAGTCGCTCAAATCGTCATGATGATTGAGGACGAGTTCAATATCGAAATTTCAGATGACTTGGCCGAAGCCGTGATCACGGTCGGAGATGCAATTTACGTGGTTATGTCGAAAACCGAGAGCTAGCCGCAGCAGAGCTAAAATGGGCCAGTAGATTTTGGCCGCATTTCTCCTATGCGCCGAATGTGAAGTTTCGGCAGCGGTCCGGCGAGTATTCCCTCTGTGAGGTCCGCAACTGAACAACCGCAAATCACTGCAGGAAATCTATACGGCTTGCCGAAGATTTTCAACCGCCGCGTCTGCCGTGAGACTATTCAGTTCACTGATAATTTTCTGCACCCGCTCTTTGATCTGCGGGCTTAGAGAATCTATAGCCCTCTCCGCCTGGTCGACCATTGAGACGCGGGCTTTTCTTCCCTTAGGCAGGATCTTGTTGGCCGCGCAGGTGCTGGATCTGCTCGTGGCGCTCGTTCTCCTTCCGGCAGTGCTGTTCGTAGAGGAAGGCTTGCCGGCGCTCGTGCTCGGCGAAATACAGAGCCTCGATCGTTGCGCTGGGAAACTCGAGCGGTCCATAGTTGGCACCGCGCAGGAAACACACGGCACCGTCGACGCGGCGGAGCTCCTCGAAGTTCAACCTCGGCAGGTTCACGAAGGCATACCCGACCAGGAACGGAAACCGCTTCTCGATGATCTCGTTCGTCCGATGGTGCTTCAACTCCTTGTAAAACGACGGCATGAAGATGTCGAAGCCGTCCTTGCGGCAGTTCCGCTCGATGATGGATTCCATACGCCGACTCTCCGGGAGGCGCTCGTCCACGGCCGCCATGCGCTGATACCCGGGGGCCGTACGAATTGCGTACCAACGTGATCTGCTCATGATTTTCCCTCGTTCTTCTTCGGCAATGACCGAGCATGGTGGTTTCGGCAGTAGCGACCCGTTGTTTCCGCCGCACAGAACAGGTACGGGCCGCCGGTGTTTAGGGGCCAGCAGCATTCGCGGGCCGAGAGATGGTGGAGGGGCTTTGCGGATTGGAGCCGCTCAGCGTCATAGGCAGTCGCCGCGATCTCCGGTTCCCGCTTCAGTTCCGGCGCCAGCTTGCGAGGCCGCGTCGTCTTCGCTTGGCCGGGTGCGCGAGACTTCTTCCCAGAGTCGCCGCGCCACGGGAAGAGACCGCGTTTGCGGAATGCCAGTCCGACAATGACGTTGCGGCTGACGCCAAAGCGCTTGGCGATCTGGGAGGCAGGGAGATCATCCCTCCAGAGCTTCGCAGCAGCCTCGATGTCGACGGTGCGGTGCTGGATGGTCATGCCGCGCGCTCCTCGTCGATCGGCTCGACGGCGTCGAGGTCCATCTCGATCTTCCGGCGGTAGGCCATCTGCTCGGCGCTGACCGAGCGCGCGTCTGGCAATGCCAGTATCCGCGCCAGCTCTTCGGCACGCTCGGGTGACATGGACTTTTGGACCACAATGCCGCCGGCGGCTGCCTTTGACGCAGCATGCTCCTGCTTGAATTGGTTCAACCGGGCGCGGACGCGGGCCATGACCTCCGGAGACCGGTCGATCTCTGGCGGCTGGTGGGTGAGCGTGGCGGCGATCTCCCGTTTCCTCGCTAGATCTTCACGGGCAAGTCTAGATTCCGCCTTCGCCAGAGCGGCAAGGATCGGCGGCTTCGGGATCATGCCGAGAAGAATATCGGGGTTGCCGGCATAGTCGCCCTTGATCAGCTTCTGCGTGGCGATCGCTAAGCCGCAGTTCGGAACGCCTTCGAGGGCGTAGCCGTACACCGCGTCGAGCTTGTTCGGGTCAATACCGGAGGGAATGCTCATCCCGGCTGCCTGCATAACTTCGAGGCTGCGCAAAACTGCTTCCTCGCGGACCGGTGATAGCCGCTCAGTGAGCGCGGAAATCTCCCGGTTCAAGGTCGAAAGCTGGGCCGGTGCTGGCAAATTCGTCATGTCCATTTCCGTTCAGTTTCCGTTGGATGGCTTCTCGGCATTCCCGCTGATGGCGGGCGTGTTCGCTTTCACGAGGCGGTGCTTGCGATTGCTGCGGCCGGTCGTCGTAATTGCCTTCGAGGATCGAGACGAAGCTCTTAGGCTGGCAGAGGAAATCGAGGTCAGCGCGCCAGCCGCGGTCGTTTTCGCCACGGCAGAACCGGCTGCGGCCGATGCGCTCGATGGCATCGAGAACCGCCGGCAGGCCGTGTTCCTCGATCCGCAGCAGCAACGAGCGACGGCGAGAGGCCGTGACGGCCCTCGGCACGGAAAGCCCGGACTGGCGCGCCATTTCCGAAAATGCCGTCACGACCTGGTCGACCGCCGTGGGGGAAGAGCCCCCCTTGGGGGGCGAAGGGGGTATAGGATTGGAGGGGTTAGGAAGGGGGGTGTGGGGGGAAACCTCCGGGGAGGAAAGGGTCTCGGAGTCCACCTGCTGTCCACCTGTTTCCACCGGACTTCCACCGGACAAGGCGGAATTCCGCTGTTTACGCTTCCGTTCGCGATCCCACGCGCGTCTCTTCACTGCAGCACGATCGACGGCCGGAACAGTTTCAGCCTCGGCTTCGAAAGCCTCGGCGGCCACGAGGGCTTGCTCGATCGTGAGACCAGCTTCCAACATGCGGCGGATGGCGGCACTGATGCTCATCAGCAGATGACCTCCACATCGATTCCGTAGATGGCCCGCATGAGCTTGCGCTTGATGTTAAAGTCCTTGGTGGCAACGCCCTTGACGTCGACGATGCGGTTGCGCTTCTGGATCGCGTCGTAGAAGGCGAAATCCGCCTTGTAGGTGCAGACCAGCTGCCCATTGACCGTGAGCGCATACGGCTTCTGAAGCTCGACCTCGTAGACCTGGCCGGCGCGCTCCAACTGCTTCAGCGACGAATAGAACTCTGCCTCGCGTTTGCTGTCGAACTTGATGCCGTCGACGGTCGTCTTCTTGTTGCGGTACTTCGAGGGCCGCTCGGTTACGTCAGCTTCTCGGTTTGCTCGGAACTCGGCGGCGGACATACGATCTGAGATCATCTTGCCCACTCCGCCATGAATGGTTCTTTGCCAGCGTAGGCAATCTTCTTGACCCGTCCCGCGTGAAGGCGCTCTGCGTAGCTGCAGTTCAGTCGCGCATTGATGAGACGGTCGGCCTCATGCTCTTTGATGGCCAAGGCCTCCGCGATCGCCATCGTGTCGGGCCCGAACTTGGCGTAGGCTTCGAGGAAGGTCATAGGGCGGCTCCCGTTGCGAACTGGAACCTTTCGGCTCCGGCTAGGGTTGGCTTCGGGAGAAGGAGAACGTCATGTCCGTAGATCCCAAAGAGCCAAAAAAACCCGGGGAAGTTCCACCAGAGGAAACGCCCGATTCCCTGCCCGATATCCCAGATCGCCCCATCGAGGAGCCGGGACCTGACCTTGTCCCAGAAGAGGCCCCGGACATTACCCCAGTGCCCGGCGAGGAAGTCCCGTCGAAGATGAGCGGTTGAACCTGTCATGCCGTCACCTCGCGATAGGCCGCGTAGTCGTCAGCGCGCTCGAGCTTCTTCCGGCACGGCGGGATCCAGACCAGCTTCGTGGTCGTGACGCCGTTTAGCCAGACGAGCCAGCAGTAGGAGGTGGCGGTCGATCCGGTCGCCGTGAGCCGGCCTTTGACCATCGGCACGCGCTCGGAGAACTGAGCCACAATCGATGGCGGGTTCTTGCTGAAAAGGTTCTCGTAGCGGCCCACGCCCTCCAGGAAGGAAGTGCGAACGATCATCGCAACGCCGACGGTGGCGACGTCTAGGGCCCGGGCGATGAATTGCTCGGCCAGTCGGAAAGGCGGGTTGGTGACGATCCAGTCAACGCCTCGTCCATCATCCCATGGAATCATTCCGGGAATGAGGAAGTCACCCTGAGCTCCCCGCCCGTAATTATGAACGTCGCTGGCCCAGACTTGGCCGAAGCTCTCTGCAAGCGGATCGACCATGTGGCCGCGATTGCAGGCCGGTTCCCAGCAGGTCTTATCCCTGAGGCGGTATCCGGCGAGGACGTGAAAGCACAGCGCCCGCGTGGCCCAAGGCTGCGTCGGGAAGTCGTCGAGGCTGTCGTCAGGCTCGGAGCGCTGCTGCATGACAGCGCTGGAGGTGTTCTGGTTCATGCTGCCTCCCTCCCCTTGCAAGTATCGGTAGTTGCTCTGGAACGATTGAGAGGGAAGTCGGTTAGGCCGCCAGAAACAGCAGGTATGTGGACATGGCTGAGAACTGGGACGAATGCGTAATCATCGATCTGCCCAATCTCGAAGGCGTTCAAATCGTGTGGTCGCCCGCTTATGCAGCTCAATTGCTTAGTGAAAACTGGCCGGACACGAAGGGACGAAGCTATTCCGCGGCGCTGAACGCCTGTACGGACGCGATGCTCGGCGCCGCTTCGGCAGCGCCTGCACGAGACGCTTTCCTCGCAGCGGTCGACGAGGCGAAGATTAAAACCCTGCGTTGACATCACGCGGGTACCCTCCCCTTGCAAAGAGCAATGACGGAATCGAGCATGGCGTTGTCGCGAAGCTTGTTTTCGGTTTCGGTCTCAGGACGCGGGCGCTTAGAGCGTGGACCGTGATCTTCGAGCCAGGTGAACTTCTGGCGCTTCTGGGCTTCGGCCCATTCGATGATGGCGGTGGTGATCATGCTGCCTCGCGAAGGAACTGCTCAATTGCGAAATCGCACCATTGATCCGCCATGGCGGCGGCGATGCCCGGGAAGAAGCGTGAGCGCTCCCTCCCTCGGTCCGGGCCAGGTGACATTCGATGCACCCGTGACCACGCCTTGTGCTCGGCCGTGCCGCGAGCCGGCGGTGTCAACTTCTGTGTCGGAAGCAGGGTCGGCAGGTTGCGCAGGTAGAGACCGGTAGCCTTGAAAAACGGTTCGCCGAACCACCACGGCTGGACGGTTTGGGCAGGCGGCCGAAAGTCGGCGATGCGTTCCTTCGCATGCCGATGCATAACGGGATTTTCGATGCAGATGCGGTCGACTGGCGCATTCCAGAAGGCGGAGAATAACGCAGCGCCTTCGTCGAGCTCAGCCCACATTTGTTCGGCATTCTTGCCAGGCGGCGGGACGGACAGCCAGCGAACGCCGCTATTGCAGAGCCGCGTGCATGGAGGATGCGCGACGATCAGCATGTCCCATCCGTCGTTTAGAACGTCGCGTGCATCGCCACGGATGTGCCGGTTGCTGCCGTTTTCTGCCGGCAACAGATCGCAGGACCATGCATCATGACCGCGATCGAGGAACGCATCCCGGACCGTGCCGGAGAACTCGCAGGCGACAAGAACACGCAGGGATCTTGTTCGGCTCCGGCTGACGGTAGGGAAAGGTAAAGTCGTTTGGGTTGGGAAAGGCCGATTATTCCCTTGGCCGTTTCCGGCGCATCCAGCGGAGGAACTTCTCACTTTGAAGCCTCCCCCATTCCCACGCTCTCACCAGAGCGCTTGTCAGCAGTCGCATGGGCTTTCCTCAGTGCATGGCGTTCGGTCCGATGCTTGGCCGCCGCTTCCTCGTTTCTCAGGCACACTTCCTCGTAGGCCATATGTGCCAGCATCAGCGCCCGATAAGCTGATCCGGCAATATCCCTCATTTCACGTGTCTTGTACTGCAGTCGATAGAGGTAGCTTTCGGGAATGCCGGTCTTGTCTGCCAGCCTTCCCCGAACCGCCTTCTCTCGGTCGCCCCGGCCCTTGAACTCAGCGTTCATCAGGGCGGCGTACCAACCTTTTGCCTCACTCAGTGCCACACTTGTCATCTTTGCCTCGGAAACACGTTTTCCGGATTTGGAAACTCTATTGCCGTACATTTCGGGGTCCCCGTGCGAGTGTCTCTTTGCGTAGGAGACACCGATGCCCAGGAACTTCCCTTCCGATGGAGAGGACGGCACCGCGCCAACGGCTGCCGGTCCCTCCCAAGTCTTTCCTTTCCGCAGGACCACCGCCGCAACGTCCGGTCCTGCCGCCGGTGACGCGCCCTCGTCGTCACCGGCAATCCCTCTCGGAGAAGCTGTTCAAGCCGTGGTCATGAGACTGGCGAACAAGCGGATCCGGTTGAGAGTTGCAGGCCCCGATCGGGAGGAGGAGGACCGGGACCTGCGTTGAGCGCCTCGGGAGGAGGTGAAAGCGCTCAATCCTTTCTGCGGTAGCCGTTCCGGCGAAACTCACGCTCGACGAAGCCGGGAACGACCAGTGTCAGAGCTGCCATCCAGAGAACGACGCCGGTGCAGGCGATAAAAACGGACCAGGACATGCAGCCCTCCTATCAGAGCGTTTCGGACAATCGGTCTTGGAGACAAAGGCCGCGACAGCAGCCGAGACTTCGACGCGCGGCACCTGGAGACGGGGAAGGTTCACCCGGCCCTCAACGGTTCTCTGCGCAGTGGCGTCTTCTGTCTTTGATGTACGGAGATACTCGCTCATGCGACTTCCTCCGCCTTCTCGCGCATAGCCTTCCGGCAAGAATGACAATGGTTCGCACCGTAGCCGCCGCACGCTTCAGGGTTCCGGCAATTGGGCCGGAGGGCGGATTTCGGCTTGGTGATGGAGTTGGCGGCCGGGCTTTCACCGGCTCCAGCATGGCTCACGCTACCGTCTTCCGTTTCCGGGACTGCCTTACGGGCGTTTTCCGCTGGCACGGCTTGGGCGATCTCGTCGCCTCGAAGCACGTCGCGGTCCATCCCGTTTGCCTCTTCAGGCGAATGGGATGCCCGTTTTACGTCCGGGCCAGACGCGCTTGCGACGGCGTTTTTGGCTACTTCTTCACTTTCGCCTCCTGCGCTCGTTGCGATCTCTTCGATGATCTCGCCCGTTTCGGGGTCGAACTGCTCGGACGGCGGCGGTTCAACGCCAGCGGCGTTCGCCAGTCGGGCATGGCCCTTCACTGCAGCGACTTCGCCGCCGTCCGATTTCGGAAATTGTTCAATGTTTTCTCGTGCGCGGGCGGGCGCTGGCGTGTGCGAGGACACAGCAGCGGCCAGGACCAAGGCCGGACCCTCGTATGCAGAGAGATAGAGTTCGACGATCGCGTTCTGCTCGCTGAACGCATCTTCGCCGATCTTGCCGCGCTTGCGGATCAGCTGGACAACCTGACCCATTGCGGTCTTGTCGAACCCCATGGACTTTGCTTCCGCGTAGATGTCGCGGATGTCCTCGCCGATCGTGTCCTGCTCTTCCTTCAAGCGAAGGATGCGGTCGATGAAGGCTCTGATCTGGGCGTCGGACGTCATTGTGCGTTCTCCCGAGCTGGGAAGAACTCTTCGGCCGTGAGCGGTATCCTCTTCGACTTTGCATACGCCAGCAGCGCGGGTGCGTCTGTCTGGGGAATCAACCCGCCGGTACCACCCTTCTCTTTCGGGTACATCCAGCGGTACACCCGGGACACGTGCTTCCCGGTGACCTCGGCCACCTTTTCGATGCCGATTTTGCCGATAATGGATTTTGCAGGCTCGAGATGTTTTTCGCTCATGTCGCGAAATTTGCGATTATCGCGACAATTTGTCAATGGGGTCGCGATAACTAACTTGCGATATTCGCGATGGAGTTTTTTGCGGAATCCGCGAAGATCGCCGCATGAGTGACCCACAATATGAACTGAAACAATGGCTTGCAGAAAAACTCGCGGCTCGCGGCGTGGCTTCGAAACTCGCCGAAGCTACGGGTATGTCCAACGACAAGATCACGCGGTCAAAAGAACTGCACAGCGACGATCCTAAGAAGCGCCGTCAGATATCTCTCCAAGAGATAGAGGCGATGGCGAGATTCTTTAGGGAATTGCCGCCTGGCTTCGAACAAATGACGCGTTGGTTAGAGGATCTGTCCCCCGCCCCCACGGCCAAGCCGATACCAAACGCCAGCTTCCCGCCGCGCTGGCAGCAATTCCCCGGCGATGCTTCGATTCCGCTTCGAGGGCACATTGCCGCCGGAGCCAACGGTCGGTTCATTATGAACGGTCAGGATATCGCCACGGTTTTTTGTCCGCCCGGCCTCGAGGGCGTTGAGGGCGCGTATGCCGTGCAGGTCGACGGCCGCTCCGGCGAGCCACGCTTCCTTCACGGCGAGACCGCGTGGGTGAACCCTCATCAGAAGGTCCGACAGGGCGACGATGTCGTAGTGCAGATCCTGGAAGACGATGAGATATCAAGCTACCTCAAGCGGTTCGTTTCCAGATCCGCCGATGTGCTTCGCCTCTACCAGTACAACCCCGGCAAAGGCGAAAGCCACGATCTGGAGTTTCCTACGGACAAAGTTTTCAGCGTCCACAAAGTTGTGTTTCATGCGATGCTTTGAAGCGCTTCGTCGCAGCGCCATGTTGGCCGAACGGTCAAATTGCGGAATGCCGGCGGCATCTTTGGGCACTCGCTGCAGCGGATCTTTCGGCATAACTGCATGTAGTTGTGAACACCGAGTTCCGCGGCTTTCATCAGGTTATCGAGGCGGAGAATGCGGGAATGCCCGCAATCATCGCAAGCTACGTACACGCTCTCAAGTTCAACGACGAGCCGCAAGGCGTCGGGGTGATCTACGGGAGCGTTACGGGTCATTTCTGTCTCCTGCGATGTTCCGTCTTTGTTCTCATCAAAACAGCAGGAATGCAGCCGGGAGTCGAGTCGGTTTTCAGAAATATTTAGCTTGCCACAACAGGTAGCGATGCGACTGATGGCGAGCCCAAGATATCCGCGGGGGCGATTAGATGGGCGAGCTTGTTGAAGGGGATGACGGGCTCCCTGCTGAGGACGTCGGGCCATGGGCTATTGAAAAATACAACTATCTCTGTCGGTACGTTGACATCTCGCGCGGTGCTCGCGGTAAGTTCATAGGACCAGGCAAGGCCGGCGCCACTTACCTTGACCTTTTCTGTGGCCCAGGGCGAGCGAAGGTGAGGAACGGCGAATTCACCGACGGCGGCTGTGTTGCTGCCTGGCGCAAGAGCGTTGCTGGCGGGGCCCCGTTTTCTCAGGTCTTCATTGCCGACATTGACGAGGTCCGCTTGAATGCCGCGGCGGAACGCCTGAAGCAGGCCGGCGCACCGGTCACAGCCTTTCACGGGCCGGCCCTGCAGACGGTTGAAAGTATTCTCAAGCGACTAGATCCGTATGGGCTTCACTTCGCGTTCCTCGACCCGTTTAGCCTCGGGGTCCTCGACTTCCGGATTTTCCAGAAGCTGGCGAAAAGGAAGCGCATGGATATCCTTGTGCATCTCAGCAAAATGGACCTTCAGCGCAATCTTGGGCGTAACTTGGCAGCCGACGTTTCAGCCTTCGATGCATTCGCTCCCGGTTGGAAGGAGCGATCGACGCCGCCCAAGGCCAGCAAGGCATTAGAGTTGAACTGATCAACTACTGGAAGACCCTCGTCAAGAATCTCGGGATCGCGGCATCGGCGGAGATGAAGCTTCTGAAGGGTGAAAAAGACCAGCACCTGTATTGGCTATTGCTGGTCGCCAGTCACACCCTTGCGCATCGGATTTGGAACACCGCAGCAAACGACGATGGTCAACGGCGCCTATTTTAAGCGGTCGCGGGCATCGCGTCCCAGGTGCGTCCGCGATAGGAACGCCCCGTCGCTTTCTTGTTCCTGCCGCCCCATTGCTTGAAGAAGAAGACAGAGCCCGCCTCCGAGCACATTTCGAAAACCTCGTCGATCCATACCGGATCCATGGGCCGCGCCTTCGGGCCAGATTCGCCGCCGACAATAGCCCAGTCGATGCCATCCAGTCGGCCCGCGGCAACGGAGCCGATGAGCGGTTCAAACGAGACGAAGCGAATTGCGGCAGGCACTCGGCGAAGCTCGTCGAGGCGATCGATCACACGCCCGTCTTCTACGCTGGAGCCAAGCCAGACATTCGGCAGAACATCGAAACCGTCGCGCAGGATATACGCCATGCGATCCGGCCGCTTGGTGAGGATCTGGTATGTGTGGCGCCGCGTATCAGCCATTGCCCGCCACACTTTTCGGATGAACTCCACCGGCACGTCTGGGTGAAATAGGTCGGACATCGAGTTGACGAATACATTCCGTGGCTTTGACCAGGTCGATGGCACAGAAAGCGCGCTCTCGTCGAGATAGAGGTCGCCCGTCCATTTCGCTCGACCGCCGCTCTTGCGTGTCAGGCCTCGGTACTTCTCGAGCCCCATGGCTTCAAGGCGCGCCGCCATACGCATCGCGTAGCAGTTGGTGCACCCCGCACTCATTATCGAGCAGCCGGCTACGGGATTCCACGTTGCATCAGTCCATTCGATCGATGTTTCAGCCATAGGACGCTCCCCGACCTTCAGAGATAAGCGATAGTTGCGATTTGGTTAAAGATCGGTTGCGCGCCGCCAGTCTCTCTCAGGCCGATCTTGAGGCCGAAATCTACCACGCGGAGAATCTGCGGGCCAAGTCAATTTTGCGAAATAGCGATAATCGCAAATTGATCTGTTGACTTATTTTGCGATAGTCGCGAATATCTCCTTCGTCAGCGAGACGCCGTGGACACACGACCGCGCCGGGAGATGAAACGATGGGCACGATGGTTACCCGATACAGGATTGAAGACGAGGTCGGCCGCGTCCTGACCAACGAATATTTCTTCTCTTACGAAGTCGACGACGCTCTGCAGTTTCGTTGCGAAGACGAGGCTCTCGAAGAAGCCGCCGCCTTCCCGCGCACGACCGTCGAGCGCTTCGAGCGCTATTCGACCTTCCCCGATTTCTTCCTCTCGGAAGCCGTCTCGGTCGAGAGGAGCGCAGCATGATCACGACAACGCAGCTCCGCGCCTTCGCGTTCTTCCTCTCGAACACCAGCAGGTGGGAGCTTGAGAAGGCGGGGATTATTTCACCCGGCCCGAGCGGCGACACTGCCTGGAAGCGCTTCAACAACGACTTCGACGTGTTCGTGATCAAGCTCTCCGCCGAGAAGCTGGCGGCCATGACGGACATGATCGCCGGCTACCTGCAGGTGAGCGAATACTCCCGCGAGCAGGCGGCAGCGGCTGCACGGAACGTCGCGTGATGAGCCGCCCCGTCTCCCACGCCTGCGACCCTGCGAAGCGCTATTGCGAATGCGGCCGCTGCCCCCTCCCGCCAGCGCGCAACATCGATCTGGACGCGGTCGCCAACCTGAACCGCGCCACCACTGCAACCGCCATGTGCCTGATCCTGATCGCCCTCCTCCTCGGCATTTTCGCCGCGGGCCTTTGGCGGACGGAACAGGTGCACAAAGCAATCGTCGCCGAAAGGAATGTCTAATGGCCATGCCCGACCTTGACTACAACCTTCATCGCCAGACCGAGGCGGCAAAGTCGCTTCTGTCCAGCCTTCGCGACCAAGGCGTTGACGATGACGCCGATCTGGTCGCCGACGCGATAGAGGGCGAAACCAACCTCCTCGAGGCTATCGAAGCCGCCCTTGCGCAGATCGACGAGTGCGACGTCCTCATCACCGGTTTGAAAGCCAAGGAAGAGGAATTCGAGACCCGCCGCAAGTCGATTGAGCGCCGAGCCGAGCGCGTCCGAGCCCTGATCGAACAGGCGATGTTAGCTACCGATCAAACGTCGCTAAAGCTGCCGACAGCCACCCTGTCGCTCACGAAGCGCGCGCCCGGCCTGATCGTCAACAGCGAAGCGGACATCCCTTCCCGCTTCTTCGTCGAGCAAGAGCGCCCCGCGCCGAAGCTGGACAAGAAGGCTTTGGCCGCCGCGATCAAAGCCGGCGAGCAAGTGCCCGGCGCCAACCTCGACAACGGCAGCATCTCTCTTTCCGTCCGGAGGAAGTAATCCATGAACGCAATCACGAAATTCGACCTGTCGCCGCGCCAGATTGCGCTGGTCCAGCAGACCGTGGCCAAAGACTGCAACGCCGACGAGTTCAACTTGTTCATGGAAGTCGCCCGGGCGAAGGGCCTCGATCCCTTCCTCGGACAGATCATTCCAATGGTCTTCTCGAAGGACAATGCCAAGAAGCGGAAGATGACGATCATCATCAGCCGCGACGGTCAGCGCGTCATTGCGCAACGCTGCGGCGACTATCGGCCGGCCAGCAAGCCAGCAACGTATGAGATCGATCCGTCGCTCAAGGGGCCGACCAATCCTCAGGGCATCATCTCTGCGACGGTCTACCTCTGGAAGCAGGACCCGAAATCGGGCGACTGGTACGAGGTTGCCGGTCAGGCCTATTGGGAGGAATTCGCGCCAATCTCTCACTCGCCCGATCAGTACAACTACGTTGAAACCGGCGATACCTGGCCAGACGGAAAGCCCAAGAAGATGAAGAAGCTGAAGGACGGCGCCGTTCCTTCGCTCGACGATTCCGGTAACTGGTGCCGGATGCCGCGCCTCATGATCGCCAAGTGCGCCGAGATGCAGGCACTGCGCGCGGGCTGGCCCGAGCAGTTTACCGGCCTCTATGATGAAGCCGAAATGGACCGCGCCAAGATCATCGATCTGACCGCGTCCGAGATCGTCGAGCACGAGCGCGAGGAAAACCGCCTCAAGGCCGTCGGCGCCTCGAATTCCATCACCATTACCTGGGGAGACAATTGGGCGCTTGAGAATGTGCCTGTCGGTGAGTTCTTCGACCGCGCCTGCGAGTTCATCAAAAACGAACCGCCGGCAAAGGTAGCGAAGTGGCGCGACGCAAATCGGGAACCGCTTAAACTCTTTTGGTCAAAGCATCCCGGCGACGCTCTGGAACTGAAAAAGAGGCTCGAAGCCGCAATCGCGCGTGCCCCGGCAAAGAGTGCCGTGACCGACGCCGAGCTTCGCACCCACGTTTTGGCGGCGGGCTGACATGAGCGGCCCGGTCCTATTGCAATGGAACGGCGAGGCCTTCCAGCCGGCAAACCGGCACTGGGCCCGCGAGTGCGACAAGCGTTTCGTGGTCGGCGAGTTCTATACGCTCGCGGAGCACAACGACCGCAGCATGAATTCGCACCGGCATTATTTCGCCGCGGTCGCCGATGCCTGGCGGAACCTGCCCGAGCAATATTCCGGCCTGCCTTTCGCCGAATCCGCTGAGCACCTGAGGGCCTATGCCCTGATCAAGAAGGGCTATTGCGACACGCATACCATCGTCTGCTCTAGCAAAGCGGAGGCAAAGAGGCTCGCGGCCTTCATCCGCCCGATTGACGCTTTCTCCGCTGTCGACGTGAAGGAAGCGACCGTTACCCGCTACGTGGCGAAAAGCCAGTCAATGAAGGCGATGGACAAGCAGGAATTTCAGGAAAGCAAGACGGCCGTTCTCGACTTCCTCGACGATCTAATCGGAGTCGAGCGCGGCACCACGCAGCGAAACGCGGGAGCCGCAGCATGAGCGTCTCAGACTTGATCCTTGGTCACCTTCGGCGGAACCCGGCCAGTGTGATGAACGGGGTTGTCCTTGCCAGCACCTTCCGTCGGGTTCTCCCGCTTTTCGGACTGGCCGCTTCGCGCCGGCGGCACATCGGCGCCCTCGCTACCAGACTCGTCCGCCTGGTCTGGCAATGGCACCGGTTCGAAGTCCATATCCGGAGGCGTCGTCGTCTGCCGGTTCTTGTGGTCTTTGGGATCGATCATGGTCGGAGTCCTTTCGCATCGCGGTTTCAACCAACCGCGTTCAGTAAGGTTCCACTCAACGGGGGGGCCGCGTGATGGCCTACCGCATCGCCAACTCCGTTCGTCCCGATCCGACACCAAAGCGGAAGCCGACGAAGAACAAAGATTACCTCGCGTTCATCCACGAGCTGCCGTGCTGCGTATCAGGCCGCTACGGCGTCGAGGCTGCGCACCTTTCTTGCGCGGCTCCCCGATTTGGTCATTACGGTCGTGGCAAAGGCAGCAAGGTTTCCGACCGCTGGGTTCTGCCTCTTCATCCGGACGAGCACCGCCGCCAGCACGGCATGAGCGAAGAGCGGTTCTGGCGCGCGGCCCGCATCAACCCGCACGTGCTCGCCCTCACCATACACGGCCTCTGGACTGATATGGGCGAGGATGCGGCGCCCTTCGCAACTGCTATCATCAATCAGACGTTGGCCGACGCCGGCGCGCTCCGGTCGAGGGACGAGGTATGAGCACCGACACGCTCGACATGTTCGCAATCGAGACGAAGTCGTCGGCTATCATTTCCGAATGCGGAGCCTACCGTTACCGCCTTGAGCGGCAATGGGACGGCGAAAAGCCAAACGTCGCCTTCCTCATGCTGAACCCATCCACGGCTGATGCCAGCCAAGATGATCCGACGATCCGCCGGTGCATCGGCTTCGCGAGATATTGGGGCTTCGGCGGCTTGATTGTTGGCAACCTCTTTGCCCTTCGCTCCACCGCCCCGAAGGCCCTGTACGACCATCCCGACCCGATCGGGCCCGACAACGATCAGCACATTCTTGCGATTGCAAAGAGCGCCCGTAAGATCGTTTGCGCGTGGGGGACACACGGAGCTCTTCATGACCGCGGTCGCCAGGTCGCCGAACGGCTCGAATTCTTCGACCTCGTCGCGCTGAAAGTCACAGCAGACGGCCAGCCAGGTCATCCGCTGTACCTCGCTGCCGATATCCAACCTAAATCGTATTTTGCGCCATGACAGTTATACCAGACCTGACCAACGCCACCCCCGCCACGCGCGAATACTACGCTCTTCCCGAGGAGATCCGCACGGCAGCAAAGGCTATAGCCGGTCCGCCTCGGCCGATGACCCATATCGAAGTGATGTTGGCGATTGGGACGGCGATCGCAAATGAGCGGGAAGCGGCGAAGAGAGGCGAAAGATGAGAGAACGTCGCCAATCCCTTGTTCCCCCCGGCAGCTGGCCACCTCGCATGTCCGCTGACATGGCTGCCGGGTATTGCGGGGAAAAGCATGTCGAAGATTTCCTCGAGCGCGTCGGAACGACCTATCCGAACCCGCGCATCGTTGACAGCACGCGACGGAAGTTCTGGTATCGTGAGGATCTGGACCGGGCGATGAACCTCGGCACATCGACGATGTCCTCAGGATTGGGAGCGAAGTTCCGTGAAAAGATCAGGGAAAAGCGGAACGGTGGAACTGCCTAAGCACGTGCACCGCGTCATCAAGAGACGCGCCAACGGTTCGCAAACCGTCTACACCTTCTACACAAGGTCCCGGAACACTAAGGACGCGTGGCCGTCGATCGCCCTTCCGGAACCGCTTGAGAAGGAGTTCTCCGAGCGCCTGTCGATCTGTGAAGCCATGGCCCGCGATGAGAAGGGCTTTCTACTGGACGGCAAGCGGCTACCGGACCTGAAGAGTAAAGAGTTTTGGCCCGAGGCCACGAAGGCGCACGAAGCATTCATCCGCCGCGGTCGCCAGGGCATCAAGGATTTCAAGGCGCTCGTCGAAGCCTTCCAGAGCGAGACCAACCCCTTCTGGACCAAGCTGGCGGCTTCCACTCAGCGCGGCTACCGAACCTCTGGCGACATCATCAAGGAGACATGGGGAGACGACCTTCCCGTCGACTTGACGACGGTCGACGCGCAGGACGCGATAGACGCCCTAGGCGAGACGCCGGCGAAAGCAAACCAGTTCCGAGCCTTCCTGTCCCGCCTGATGGCGTGGGGCGCCTCCCGAGGCTACTGCAAGACCAACGTCGTGGAGATGACGGAAAAGATACCGGGCGGCGAGCCGTGGGTGCCGTGGCCGAACTGGGCTTTTGAGATCCTGCTGGAGCACGCACCGTTCCACATGCAGATGATCGCCATGTCGGCATTCTTCACCGGGCAGCGCCAGGGCGACGTGCTGGCTATGACGAAGCCGAAGGCCGGCGAGAACACGATCGCCGTCCGCGCGCAGAAGACGGGAAACACGGTTTGGATTCCGATCCACTTCGCCTATCGGAAATGGATCGATCGCGTGCCGACGTCCGATAGCGTGATGCTGCACGCCGGCGCTCGCGCCACGTCATACAAGAGCCCCGACGGTTTCCGGACCGAATGGCAGAAGCTCATGGCGAAGGACGCGTTCAAGCCGTTCCGAGAAAACCGGATCGTCTTCCACGGTCTGCGCAAGAACGCGGTGATCAATTTGCTGGAGGTTGGCTGCACCGAGAACCAGGTGGGCGCGATCTGCAACATGTCGGCGCAGATGGTGCAGCATTACGGCCGAGAGGTGGCTTTGAGGAGCCTCGCGAAGGACGCGATGAAGCTCATGGAAGCACGCTGGAGCGAGATCGAGCCGGCCGCTTTCAGGAACAAGAACGGAACGTGA